CCGTTTTTAGACCTAGTACACTCGATGAACTGGTTTAGGGACTTCTCTTTATACTGAACTTGCTCTTGATCATTGATTCTGATGGTACCATTCCTTTCGGGCCATCCTATCGTCGAGTCAACCGTAATGATTTGCCCAGTTGTCGTAAGAGGCTCAACGAGACGTGTTTTGTAAGGAATAATGAAATTCCCAACCAATGTTTCTTCCGAGATAGCCAATTCATAGATTGTATCGGTACCTTCGATGATTGTGATGACATTTTCGATTAAAGCTGATGCATCCGTTACGCTAGTGTCAACAGCGTCGGCATATTGGTTAATTTGTGAGTCTAATAGGTTTACAGGGTCACCTTCTATCAATTCTGCTCTAAGAATGGTGTCTACAACCCAAGTAGCATAAGATGGACTAATAATCTCATCTTTTGGATAATAAAGGTCAACATCTTGTCCAAATAAGATTTTGAAGAGATATTGAGTCGCTAATTTAGTACCTTTTGAAACATAGAAGTCACTAATGTTTTTAATGACTTGTACAGGGTTAACTTCGCTAAAATCAATGTCAATAGTAGGCAAATACTGCCTTCTAAACTTATCAAAGACTTCCTTGATGAAAAGGGTGTCTAAATTAATAACTGTGCCACCAGCAAGGTGATTTGATTGCCTTAAAGCTGCTTCTCCAGCATATATCTCATTATGGAGGTTATCATACTCTACAGGACCAGAAACGCCTCTGGAGCACCCTAGGAAGGCACTAGGAGAGTAACCTGATCCTTTCTCAATGATATCAAAACCAGTAACTTGGTCAAAACCAACATCTACAGATGCTCTAGCAGATCTTGGATCAGCAATGTAGATTTTAGGTGGGAATTCAACAGAATATCCAGTACCAAAGTTGGTAATGTTGATATCAGTGATTTCACCGTTGAAAATGGTGGCAGCAGCAGTAGCACCAGTACCGCCTATTAGTTCTCCGTATCCATCCTTCCTATCATCAACAATATAGACAGATGGAGCATCAGTATAACCACTACCACCTGTTAACATCTCAATATTGGTAACAGATCCAGATGCAACAGTTACATCAAGGACTTGAGCACCAATTGGGTCAATTATCTTTACTCTAGGTGGAGTTACATAACCCCTACCTCTATTAACTACTTGTACTTCGTATACTTGACCATCTTGGTTGATCTTTGTTACTGCCTGTGCATTAATGCCACCTTCAGGTGCAGGATCCATGTATACAATAGGTGGATTGCTATATCCACTACCCATTGTAAGTACTTCAATACTTCCTAGGTTAACACGACCCTCTCCATCAATAGTAGGAGCACCATTAGTCGCACCAGCAGGGTTTTTAAAGGATATTGCAGGAATGAAGTTATATCCACTACCACTATTAGTGATAGAAAGAGTTTCGACCATTCCAGTCTCATCATTAACTGTCAGTGCCAGTTCTGCTATAGTACCATTGCTATCATTAGGAACAACGACTACAGGAATAGGTGGGTTGTATGAAGAATAACCCTGACCACCGTCAAGAAGGTTAACATCCTTAATACCACCAATTAATGACTTAGCAGTAGCGTTAATACCTTCCTTATGACTAATAGTAACCTTTGGGTTAAAGTCTAGACGATACTTACTACCACCAACTTTAGGAATAAGTGATTGTATCTGACCTAGGTCGTCAACCTGAGCAATAGCCTTGGCTCCAGACCCATATGAAGGAGCAACATATTCAACAGACCTAATATGAATAAGATCTGCAGCTCCGATGGCATTCTTAAAGACAATCTTGTCTTGGAAGACTGTAAAGTCCTCATATGGTACTTGTAACTTGCCATTCTTGTTAATTATTAATCCTATCTCAGAAGTTGGAGTATATGAAGCTCCATCAATTCTTAATGGGTATATTTTTGTATTCTGCCACTCTTGCCAAGGTATAGTATCTGCAACTTTGATCTCCTGATCAGCATAACCAACCAAATATGTAACTCTAGTAAATTCTGAATCATCTCCACCAGTTCTGTCACGAGGTGGTTCGTTAAAGACAAGATTTAGACCATTAATACTATAATCAGTGCCAGGCACTAACATAGTGTTGTACGTAATGATAACAAGGTGCTCTGCACTAGGAGGTGCTACAGGAGTACCCAAGAAACTCATTGGGAAGACAGTTTCAACACCATCGAACAGTGGAAATGGGTTTTCTAACTGTTGCTTCTTCTTATTAAACTGCGGAAACGAAATACCTGGAGTAATGATGACATCAGGACCACGAGTTACATCCTCGTAGTAGATGACTTCATTATCGATCATTATAGATCCATTTTGAGCCTGGAATCCATTAATAGACTCAATTTCGATCTTAGGATCGCTTACACCAATATCCTTAAGTAAACTCGTTGAACTAGATAACTCTTCCGACGTATAGTTGTCAAGATCTAGGTACCTTAACAGATTGTTAAGGATATCATAAGGTCTACCAGTTTTCTCCTGAGATTTATAATACTCAAACAAGAAGTTGACAAGTTGTCTGTCTTCTTGCCGAATAAAATCAGGTAACTGACTTTCGACTCTATCAGAGACGTTGATATTCTTTGTTATCGGTGACATCTATTTAGAAACAGGATTCGCTAACAGGATACGTGAATGTATCAGTTGGATAGTCAATGATATTTAGCCCACCAAGATCACCGAAATTATAACCATTGAAATTGTTAGGATCAAAGGCTGGGATTGCGGTATCATTGATTGTATAATCAATTGGATTGACTGTTGGGCTAAAGACCGTAGGATCATCGCCAGGTGGGATCAAGATAGATCCACCAGCAGGTAATACTTGGATTGGAAGTCTTTCAGTGTCGTCTGGAGTGCCTTGGATCGCAATTGGTCCAACACAGACTTGTCCAGTCGCATAATTTACACTTCCTACAGAAGGATTGAGGACTAATTCAGTTTCATCTCTTGTAGTAACTAGAATTAGGTTTCCTGTACCATCATCTCGGATGTTTACTGGTACTAAGACCTCATTTAGCACATTTGTTGATATACCACTAGATGTTACACCAGCATTAGTCGATCCATCACTTAGAGTGAGGTTAACTAGGTCTTCTGTGTAACCAGTAGCATAGAATGTACCAGATTTGGCAACTGAGAAGGATGGTTTACAGGAAACGCCTGTATTATCACCAGTACCTCCATCTGGATTGCCAGAATACTTACTAGGGTCGTAAAGTGGGTTACCAAAATCAAGACACTGGGTGAATACGTTCCCAAATGTGAATTTATCAAGGTTTTTACCCAAGGTCATCTGTGTTACGTTACCAGATATGGCAGTATCACTGTTATCGACCATCGATCCAAATTTAGATCCGTCCAAACGACCACCGAATCTATTGTTTTGACCATTTTTGTTAAATTGATCAATTGCTTGTAAAATCTTAGTACCAAGTTGTGCTCCAGTAAGTGCAGTATCGTTTCCGTTGTAGTAAACGTAAGATTTTGGAATAATGTAGAAACTTGTTGGGTCAATGATGACTGGTTCAACAGAAGCAACCGAATATTTCTTTAAATCGTTTTTGATCTTCTGTTTTGTAGTCGCATTTAACTTATTTCCTGTTTTTGGTCTAATTGCAACATAGACTTTTCCATAAACAGGTGGATTTAACTTCTCACCTCCATATGCAGTTACAGATGCTGCCTGTGGATAGATCTCTGAGACAATATGCTCATAATCTGTCTCTGTGACTGCCCTGTTTTGGGTTGCATACGCTCTAGGTGCTCTAAACTTGACTGAAAGTCCTGTTTCACGGTCTTCACCGTCTTGAGCAGCGTCTTTTGTACTAACTTGTAACGCAGCAGGTGGTATTACCCTTCCATCAGAGTCAACTATGTTACCAATGTAGTCAAAATTCTTACATCCGTTAGCTTCAACACCATTTGTGCTTACATAAGTGATAGTAAGGTATTCACCATCAACTAATTTACGTCCAATTGACCCATCACCGAAGACTAGACGATATCTAAGGTCATCTGTCTCTTCCAAATAGTAAATTCTGGTGTTAGCATCAGCAGCAGTGACGTTTGCAGCAAGATTATAGGTATCAGTTTCAGAAGATTGAGCATTTGGAGAGATATCTACCACCAAAAGACTCGTATCTACGTTTTCACCAGGTATAACGAAGTCCTGACGTGTAGTATAGTCAACTGTATAGTTGTATCTTAGTAAATTACCTTGATATACAAGCACATTATCGAAACTTGCTATACCAGTAGCACTATCAACAGCAACTTGGATGTCTTGAGTCAGTGTAAAGGTGAAATTATCGTTATCATTGTTAGCAACAAAGACATCACCCTTCCTTAAAGTAGCAAATTCTGGATAAGTGGTACCATTTAGACCAATTGTAGTCTGTGCAGCGATTGCTAGACACGCCCTAGATGCTTTAATAGACCTTGGAGTGTAATTTAACTGCTTTGCTATCCTTACAATGTTGTCTCTAACAGTCGCTGTCTCAAGAAACGCCTCATTTAACGCCATGTTAGCGTTGAATGCAGTATAATATGTGTTATAAGCAAGTACGTCAATCAAATATGATGATGTAGATCCCTCAAAATCATAGTCCGTGAACTCTTTTCGAGTACGAAGGTACGATTTGATAGATTCTTTGATCTCAAAGAAGTCTAACGACGTTAATTGTGAAGGAATTGCTGACATTTTATGCTCTCTCTAGGAGAAAATCTACTGACTGTTGGACTTCCTGTCCTACTATGGTATACTCTATGGCAACTTGGATAGAATTAATGTCTGAATCGTCTCTTAAATCTATTGAAGTTACCTCAATACGAGGTTCAAGTCTTTGAAGACAGTTATAAATTTCACCTTTCATGGAATCAACACTAAATGGATCCCATGGTTCAAATAATAGCTCTCTAACACGAGATCCTATCTCATCTTGAAAAGGTCTCTCACCATACATGGTGCAAATTAGGTTACGTACAGACTGTTTAATCGCATTTTCATTTCTAACCACGCCAAAATCGCCAGTAGAGGGATTGGAGTTAAGCGAAATCGCCAAATCCTTGAATCCTCTACTGACGTACTTCTCAGATCTGAATCTGTAGCTTGCCATTCTTGTCCTAATTTGAGATATTTATCTCAATAAACCCTATTATCTTTTATTTATAGGGTTTCCCGACTATTTTCCTTGACCCCTGTATCTTTTCCTTCTTGCATTACGAGAAGTAGCACTCAATTTAGTGTTTTTTGAGTTTCCTTGCCTCGTTTTCTTCGCTGGAGGAGATTGATAGTCACCGTTGGTGGTGTATAATGCCATTTTTATTGGATAAACTACTATGATGATAGCACAGTTGCATGCCCCCATGCAACCACAGATGAACAAGGGTAACTAAACCCTGGCATTCCGACTCCTAGAGGGTCTAGGATACGTGCAATAGGTAATTTCAAAGCATATACGGTTAAAGTCGTTGCCATAACAATTCTTATATGTCCGATACCTCCTGAATCCTCAATTGTAAGGGTGCTACAAGGGATTGGAGTGGGCGTTGGACACATCGCCTTACCACAAGGACACATGTAAACAATTATATTAGTACATGCTGCTATATGTGGTGTGAAGGTATCTCCCAAAAGCATGATGGGGATACGATTTACCAGCACAGTTGCCCTTAAAGGGGTAACTGGGAAGATAGGTATCATCGGTGTAGGAGGCCACCAACAGGTAAACTCCTTAATTACAATAGAATATGGTATCGGTGGACTACCACAAGACTGTACAGAGTGAATTGTAGACGGTAAACATAGTCCATGACCACTACAAGGTAGTCCATTCAATGATGCAACTGGTTTTAGAAACCCAAATGCCATTATTGTATACCTCTCTCCTTCTCATTTACTTCAGTTCCAGCAGTCCATGACTGATCCTGACTACATTCATCGAAATATGGGTTACCATAATTGCTGATTGCTCTATCTAGAGCCATAATACCACCTGTCAAATAGTTTCTAACAGTCATAACACCGTTATATGCACCTAAGTGCATCACTTTACCATCCTTTGTAACACGCATCCTCTTAGGATTTATAGCAATAGAGGCATCCATACACTTATCAAGTGCTGCACAAGAGTCATATAGCTCTGGTGTATTACAATAAGTGTTACCTGATAGAGGATTCCCCGCATTATCATAGCCGCAATAGACTTGCAAAGGTCCATCACTTGCCGTCACACCACGCACGTAGGTGTCCCAACACTCATTCGGGGGTACTCCATTGGTAC